GCGATCATAATCATTGCCGACCTCGGATGCCTGAGACCGGCGAGCCCAGTCCTCAAGTTCCTGATTGCGCTTCTGAAGCGCCTCTAGCTCCTGACGCTGGCGCTCACCCGCTGCCCGCGCCTCTTCGGCGGCCCGCAGATCATCGGCCTGCTTCTTGAGCGCCAGCCTGTCATTTTCCGGCTCTTTGATCGGTTCAGGAGTCGGGTCGGGAACCCGGGCCTCGGCGGCTACGCCATTGGTCGGCGGTTCCATATCATGGATAATCTCGACCACCGGATCGTCGGGGGTCATATCAAGCTCTACGGATTGATCGAGCGGAACCGCTGCGATCTGCTCTTTAGTCTTGAGTGGTCGTCTGGCCATCAGAACACCATGTCGGGGCTGGATACCTTCATGCGGAGAAGGGAATAGGCCACGAGGCGGCAGGCCACGCCGTTGACGGTCATGGCTGCGCCCTGATTCGTGGTGAAGACCACCCAATCGCCCACCCCGCAGGATGGGGGCGTGTCATCGCCATATTCGGTGGCTTCCAAGCCAGCCTTCACGATCAGGCCAACTTTCCCCTGAAGCTCGTCTTCCTTGATGTTGTCCACTGGACGGTACACCCCGCCGGGGGTCTTCTCGGGACGGATATAGACGGCGATCAGAACCTGATCCCGCAACACCGTAATGCCGGATATGTCGCCTAATGCGTTGATAAGTCCCAGCTTTGGATTGGCTGCCTGTGAAATCTCGACAAGTTTCTTTGAAGTAACCACCGGCATTTATGTCAGCCCTTTTTCGATTTCATCCACGATATCCAGAGCCGCCTTCAGACCGTTGAGATAGCCGACCTGCTCACGATAGGTGGGCCAATCCTTGTATTGGCCGCTGGCCATCCGGTCTCTCTCAGCGGCTACTTCCTCCTGCACCTTCTGACGCAGGACGCTAAAATAATGAATAGTAGCCATTAACGTTAATACTTGCGGGCCGCCCGCTTGGCAAGCTGCATACGCCCGACACCTGATTCGGCCCCGCCGGTAAGTTTCTTGGAACCGCCACCCGGCATGGGTGATTCGCTCTTCACGCCACCGCCATGCTGATAAGTCTGTGCGCGCTTCTGCGCGACCGCACGGCCATGGCGATTCTCTTCATATTTTTTGTATGGGTGCATGGCCTATCTCCGAGTTCGCGTCGGAACGAAACAGGGATTGCCTTCCGCAGACTCGTTCGGCATCCCACGAACCCAACCAGACGAATCGTTGTCATAGTCGGGGCCGTGCTTGCACTCCGGGTCCTGTGGAGCGGATCGACTCTCGGGAGTTTTCTTCGTCGTGGTGTGGTCGCCATAACGTGACTTGGCCTGAGCGCGGCCCCACTTTTCGGTGTTCTGTGTCATTGTCTAATCATCCTGTCGCGCTTGTTGTGCTATTTGCTCGTTACGCACCCGCATTCCACTCTCAATACCCCGACTGCGCACCGCGCTGCTATCAGCAAGCGGCTGTGGAGTGCCAGCCCTCACAGCCGGAGCGGAGCTAACGCCGGGAGCAGAAAACCTAGGTGCTGGCTGATCAATGACTCGACCACCATATTGGTATGCCTTGGCGCGAAAGTCTTTCGACTGTTTAGCATATGGGTGTGTCATTTCACTTTTCCTCCGCGCTTGGATTCCGAACCTCTCACATAGAAGTCCGTATTAGGACTCACCGGAGCAGTAAGATTGCCACGCGGCGATCTTAGAGAAGGCACCTCGCCGCCAGACTGGCGCGCGATGGATTTTACCCGGCGATGACCAACGATATTCTGCTTATGACCTTTGTAGGGATGAGCCATGTCACTTTGCCTTCTTTGCCTTCGGCTTGGCCGCAGCCACCTTGCGCGCCGCCTCTGCCTTGGCATCGCCTAGCTTACGCTCGTTCTCAAGCTTCAGGTTGTGCATCTCCTGAATCCGCCTCAGACTGTCTTGGTGCTCTCGCTCTGCACGATCACTATCTTGAGCGTGCTGATCGCGGGCCTTCTCCTGCTCCAGCACATGCTCACTGACCAACCGCTCCTGCTCCATATTCTTGTCGAGATGCTTCATCTTGAGTTCGGAAATCTGGTCTAGCTGCTTGGCCAGCATCTCATTGGCCAAAGCCGATTGCTCGGCATCAAAATTCTTCTGGTGCGTGATCTGAGCATCGATCAGCCTGATCTTCTCAATCTCAACCTTGATGTTCTCAATCCGCTCCTTGGACTCACGATCCAGCGACTTGTCTTGAAGCTGCGCCAGAGAAATCTGTGCATCAATCATCTGCTGCTGACGCTGCGCCGCAATCGTGGCCTCGTTGGCCTTGGCCTTTTCCTTGACTGCCTCAAGCCTCGGGTCAGGCGGCGGCGGTGCAGGCTCTGGCAGGAACAGACCCTCTGGATCGATCCCGACGATACGGAAGATACGCTCGTCTACCGCCTTGCTGTCGTAGAGCGTTGGGCTGCCTTTTTGGAGTTCCTTGATGACAACGGCTTTGGCGATCCGGTGGAGCGAGGTCGGGTTGTTGGGGTCGGCAACCGGGACAAGATCGTTATCTTCCAGAGCGGCAACAAATTGCTCCTTGCGCCAAGGCAAGGTAGGCCGCCGGTTGTGCCGCCAGAAGGCTTCGGGGTCCTCACGAAATCTCTCCTTCAGAAGCTTGAATTCTTCCGCCTGCGCTGCATGAAGGCGCTTGTGAACACTGTTGATGACCTTAGTAGCCTGCTCAATCAATGCCAGAGTCGTTCCGACTGGAGCATCCTGCTTGCCTTCTCCGATGGTGATCTGCGCTGCACCGCCAAGCCGCCTTCCGCCCTCTTCAACTTCCTTTACGAAACTCATGAAGCCAGCGCCCGGCTCTTTGTAGGGCAGCGGCATGACTTGCGTGCGGATATCGCCCTGTGGGCCTATCTCGATAGGCACGCCACCTCCGGGCGGGACACGAAACTGATTGGTGAGTTGGCGGCCTAGTCCTTTATTGTAGAGGAAGCCGGGGAAGTTGGCGAACATCCCGGCATCCAGCATCTCACGCCACGCCGCCGTCAGCGCATTGGTGGTGTTGCCAACCAGATGGATGAAGCCAAGACCGTAATATCCGAGACCACGGATAAACGGAAACTGCACAAAATACTGCTTGGGAAGACACTCTTCATCATCCTCCCGCCAGTTACGCTTGATGCTCAGAACCTGCTGCGAGTCCTTTTCAATTGTAACACAATAAGGAAGTGGAAGGCCCTTGCCCTTGAATTTTGACGGAGCGAACTGATCAAGTTCAAGCTCGCAATAAACTTCATAGATCGTGTAATCCTGATCTTCTGGTCTCTGAACCGAAGGATTCTGGCCTTGGATGGCGGCCTTCTGTTGATCGACGGGATTAGGAGTCGGCGGTACGGGGGGCGATAGTGGAACGTCACGATACTCCTTGATAATCTGCATACGCTTGACAATGGATTTTCGCATCTTGATCTGGTGCGTCACCCGTCCGCAGTTTTGCAGATCGGTGATCGCATTGGAAACAATCAAATCCTCTGCATCGACACTCTCCGAGACCGGACGCTGACGTAGCGGACAATTGTAGACTTTCTTGAATCCATCACCACCAAATCCGATGTAGAACAACATCCGATCCGTATCTGGATAGTACTCAGTCGCAATCGCCGTGAGATAGTGATTCATGTCTATCTCAAGCGCATTGGCCAATTCCTCCTTGGTCTGCCCCATCACGGGCGGAAGATTCTCCAAGGGAGGACCGCCGTTGTGCCCCATCATGGGGGGCATCATCGGCGGCCCTCCCATCAGAGGCATCATCGGGGGCGGTATCGGTGGCGGCCCACCCATAGGACCGCCCATCGGGGGGAGCGTTGGTGGTGTGGGCGGCGGACCTCCCATGGGCGGGCCAGAAGGCGGCGGCATCATCGGTGGCGGGATGCCCGCACCCATTGGGGCCATGCCGGGCTGACCACCCATGTTTGGCATAGGTGGCGGCGGCCCACCAGTCAGGGGGCCAACTGGCGGTGCGGGCACTGGGGATGGCGGTGCTGATGGCGGCTTCGGTGCCGGATAGGTCGCATCGTTGCGTACCTTCACCGGACCAGAGGATGGAAGAAGCTCCCCGCCAGCCGTCGCCTGAAATGCTACGGTTGATTCGAGCAACAGTGGATGCCGTACCGTGCTCATACCCTCAAGGGGGGCACCGGCTGTTACGTCCGATTTTGGATTCTCGATCTTGAGACCCAGAAGCTTGATTCCCAATGCGCGTGTATCCAGCCACTCGCTACGGGACTGTTCGTCGTTTTTGATTCCCTCCAGCACAGACGACGCAATCTGCGATAGCTCCGTGTCGTCTAGCTTGTTGGCCAGATTGCCATAGAAAGATGCCGATCCCTTCTTCTCCTTGTCGGATAAATCGGGATTGAAGTCGAAGGTGGCGGACCCGTCATCGTTCTCGATTCCGAGAACACCATCTTGCAACGACATACCCGGCCCGAACTCGCCGGTCGGAATGTCAAATGCCGCAGGCCCCAAAGGGGCCATGGGATTCTCTGGATCGACCAGTTTAAGTGTTGCTGTCTTGCGTGTGACCACGCCTACCATCCATAGCTGCCTTGAGAATGGATACCACCAAATCCTCGGTAGACCTAGATATCGGTGCTGGGTGATCGAGCCAGTATTGCTGAGCCGCCTTAACGCCGCGACGGACCACATCGGGGTCGATCACGATGTTAACGTTAACCGGAGCAAGATCGGGCGAATCGACCCGCTCGCTCTCCGCCCTCAAGATGGCGGCCAGAATTATCTTTTCCTCGTTGCTCAGGGCTCGCATCAGCGAATCCCATAGTAGGCAAAAATGGCTACCAACAGGGCAATTGCCGCAAGGGTTGTTGCCACGATATCCAGTGGATACCTCATACCGGATACAAAGCCCCCTGACGTGATTTCAGCATCAGATCATCTACGAATTCGCGTGAATATTCCTCTCGCATCAACGCAAATCCGGCATCCCGGAAATAGCGCAGACCCATGCTGACGGTATCCACAAGATCGTCATGGCTGCCCTTGGGAAAGACCTCACACTCGCGAATCACGTTCTCGGCAAACTGCCGATCCGGGGCGTAGATCATCCCGTCCGCGAACAGATGCTGCACCGAGTAAAGCCGTGCCGTCTTGTCCATGGCGAACCGGCCCTTGCCGCCCGGGTTAATGGCGTCAACCGGGATTTTGTGCCGCAGCATGGAGGATAGCTCCTGTACGATGGAGTAGCCGGATGCCTTGGCCTCAACAATAATCCTATCCACCGGGAAGCGGGGATGGCTGAGCCCGACCCGGCGATCCACAGTGCAGATATCAATGATCTTCTGACATAGGCTGGGAAACTCCAGCCAATCACGCCAAGACCAGACCAGCATGATCTTGGGATTGTTGGCTTTATCGCGGAACAACCCCCAGATCGTCAGCGCCGAAGGGTCGTTTTCCTGCTTTTCGGTGTAGGCGGTGTCCAAGGACGCCATCAGATATTCGAACTGGGGAAATCGTGGCTCTTCCCACAAGCGCCAGTACTCCCGCTTAATGATGCTACCACCCTTGGGGGCTGGGCGCTGTTGGAACTGACCCGCCCAGACGAATGGCTTTTTCTTCTGTTCGGCTAACTCTTCGACGCCATAACGCCCTTCGCAGAGCATTTCGCCTTCTTTAGTGCGGGGGTCCTCCCACTTAACCGTCTTACCTTCTTCGTCTATCCCCAATACCGTGACGCAGTGCCGATCTTCCTCGTATTCCATGGGAATCACCAACTGGGTGAAGCCCTTTTCCATCAAATGCCCACTGATATCGTCCTCATGGACCCGCTGGCCGATCACGACAATCGCGCCCTGCTTTGGGTCGTTCATGCGGGTGGAGAACACTTCGTCGTACCAGTCGATCACGGATCGCCTGACAAGTTCCGATTCGACCTCATCGGCTTTGTGCGCATCGTCAATAGCCAATACCGCGCCGCCCTCACCAGTAACGGTGCCGCCAACCGATGTGCAGAAACGATAGCCCTTGTAGGTGTTCTCGAACTTGATCTTGGTGTTCTGGTCCTCGACCAACTGAAAGCGATCACCCCAGAACCTCTGATACCAAGGTGATTCGATCAGACGCCGGGTCTTGATCGAATCACGTACAGCCAGTGATTCGGCGTATGAGGCATACAGGAACTGGACTTCCGGCCCCGCCAAATAGGAGTCCGGCTTCTGAAGCCACGTCCAAGCTGGCCATGCCACCGAGACCATTGAGCTTTTGGACATACGGGGTGGGACATTGATCAGCAGCCGCTTGATGTGCCCCCGGGTTACGGCCTCCAAGTGCTCCGCAATAGCCGCAAGATGCCAGCCACCGACAAAGACCGCTGGATCGATATGCCGCCAGCCAGCCTTCAGAAACTCGTAGAGCGAATCTTCGTAGAAGCGGGCCGCCTCAATAAGCTTGAGGCGTTCTTTGATTTTCCCTCGCTTGACTAGTTCGGGGTATGGAAGGTCCTCATACATGGCGCTTGGAACTTTGCCACAATCCTGTCACTTATAACAACAGCAGAAACCGCACCGGGAGATTTGCCATGGTCGCTCTGGTTGTCCAAGCCATCATCGTTTTGATTATTTTGGGATTTGCCTACTGGGTGTGGACCATGATTCGGCCCCTTCTGGCTCAGTTCATTGCCGGACCTTTTATGCAACTGATCGACATAGCCATACTGGTATTGGTGGGCGCAATCGTTGTGTTTTGGTTCCTGATACCGTTTGTCAAGATGATACCGGGAGCCATTAGATTCTAATCACTCTCCCTCCTTGAGTGCGGCACGGGCGAGCGCGGTGCAGACGCTACAGGTCATATCCCCGCAGTTGACTATCTCCCGCAGCGCTGCCTCTAGCTGCGCCACCCGCGCTTGTAGCCGCGCGTTATCGTCTCGAAGCCCCTCCCATTCATCAGGTGCTATCAGCAATTAGCTTATGTCACAGCCCTCTTAAGCTCATGCTCGATCAACGGGGATCGGGCCTGATCGTAGTAATGTGTTAGGGCGATCAAGTGTTTCTCTGATAGAAGCTTGCGCTTGCGCAAGTCATTTACAATACCAGTCAGATGGGCTCGATCCTCTGCGTTGTCTTTATCAAAGATTTTGAAGTACATAACATCACGCTTAAATTTCTTTCCATCCTTACTCAGTTTATCTTCTATCCACCAAACGACCGGACCATGGGGATCATCTGCCTCCAATGCCGAACGCATAAGACGATGTTTGTTTTTTCTGATCAACTTACGGGTTCTTAAATCATTGAGGTGGTAGGCAAATCTTGCAAATTCATCCTCAGTAAGAATGCCTATCAAAACCTCCCCATCATCCGAGTTGGCAGTAGTCTTTACGGAAGATACCTCACGACAATACTTTAGAAAGTATTGCAGACACTCCCTATCATTCCATCGGCGGGCATTTGAAACTTCGTCGCCCTGAAAAGAGGCGAATCGTTGTTCGGGGAGATCGGGGAACAAGGGCGCAGTCGATCCTAGTGTAATCAAGTCTTTGTCGGACATGATTTATTCTCCAGTCGGGGCGGGAAAGACGGATTTGGCGCGGTCACGAGCGCGGTTAAGGCGCTGCATGGCTTCTTGGCTTCCGCCGGGCTTGTCTGGATGCAACTTGGCTGCCAGGGCCTTGTAGCCAATATCAATCATTTCAAGAGCGAGGCGGCGTAGAAGCTTGTACTCCTGAGCGCGGTTCTGCTTTTCTTTGTGGAAGGCGGGGGTTTGAACAACTCTAGCAATTTTTTCTTTGATTGGGTCGGCACGCGACCGGCCACTGGATGGTTCTAGCCCCAGTCCGCGCATGGCACTAGAAAGGGAGGATAGTGGAAGAGATGGTGATTGGTCGGATTCCCGACGAGATTTTGTTGAATGGATATAATAACTTAAGTACCGTTGGACTTGGCGCTCCCGAATTCCAAAGTGCTTGTAGGCCCACGAATAGAATTCGGATGTGGTGTTGATCTGCTCTTTAGCCTCATCCATCTTTTCGGCCGCCGACCTCCAGTGGGGGATGCTCGCTTCTTCGGCTGCTTCCTTAGCTGCCTGTAAGTCTGCCTTGATAAGGGGAATTAAGACATGCAGTGGTCGTAGAACTTGCTTTGATGCTGTGTCCATTTTTTCTCCATGACAAATTTTCATCTGCACCAAAAACACACACAGATAGGATTGTCAAGCATTGAGCAGGAGGCTATCTCTCATGCGGTGATGTAAGCCATGTCGAGAAAAGCGGAGTGACATCTATGCCTAAATACCTTCAACCCCGCCCTCGTCGGCCTGGACCAGAATGGTGGGATCACCTCTCCCATGGGGGAGAACTTATCGAGAGAGGGCGGGGTTACTGCAAATATTGCCATACCACACACGGTTTCTGGGTTTTGCCAGACCAGCGTTACTACCAATATGAAGGTTCCTGCATCGTAGTGTGTGGAAAGTGTGAACATTCATCCGAAGCGGCTGCAACCGGCCTCGGGAAGAAACACTGGAAATCAAAGGTTTGGGTCGGCCCCGATGATATTGAGTGGATTAAGCAACACCGTCTATGACTTACCTTATCATCTATCCTATCTCTTCTCATCCATGACCCTGAGTTTAGATCGGGGGTGACGGGGCATAGGACATTATCCCAGCATAAATGCTGGTTATGTCCTACCCCGGCTCCTTGACCCTTGAGGTGAGTCGGAGGCTTAGGGGCAGTGGGTTAGGAGAGGCCCTTCCCACCTTGGGCTGACTGCTGCGGAGGGCTTCTTTCCTCCGTCCGGTCCTGCGGCTCAGCCCTTGCGGACAACCGCTTGTGTTTGCCGGAATCCCCCAGTACACTTGCAGTGTCACTAGGACACCGTTGGGCGCTGGCGTTAACCCCGTCCACCCAACCACCCCCCCGGCGCTAACCGGGGGGGTTGCCTTTTCATAGTCACGGATTCTTGATGGAAGAGTCAACCACTACCGCTTGGCTGTGGGAATCTTCTCACGTACATGATGTTGCGTTGGACCCCTGCACCGCGACCATCACAGGACCGAATCATATGCTGGCAAAAACATTCCTTGATTCGAATCAGCTTGGCATCAGCGATGAGCAGCGTGATGCCTTGATCCTCACCCTCGACTTCATGGAAGAGGGGAAGATGAAACATGTTCTGACTGGAGAGACAAATATCATCGGCTACGAATTGGTGGATGATCCAGATGAATTCAAAGGAAGTTTTAATATGGATTTCTGGAATGTCACCGACAAAGACTGTGGAACGGTTTGCTGCATCGGTGGAACCGCAGAGATTTTGGGTAATGTAAACTTCAGGAAATTCACTAAAAACATGCCACATAACCTACATCTCCTGTTTTTCCCTGACGATGAACTGGATTTTCTCACCTTGGATTGGATGCGGGATATCACGGTAGAGCAGGCGGCGCACGCCCTGCGTAACTATCTTACCATTGGTGAGCCCCATTGGCGTTCTGTGCTGGGAGAGACGGAATGATGTCCCTTGACGAAATCGAGACAGTCCTGACAGGAATCGTCGCCAATCGCACGGGAACGGGCGGCTATGATGTGAATGCCGGGGATATGCTGTTCTTTGCACAAACCCTTCTGATCATTGTCAGGCGTCTGCAATCTTATGAAACCGACACTCGCGACGGATCGCTGTGAACTGCGACCGTACTACGCCGGATCAGTTACCGATCAGCACGTAAAATGGCTCAACGACCCGGAGGTGGTGCAATTTTCGGAGCAGCGCCACCGGACACACACACTTATATCGGTGATCGACTACGTGAACGATATGGCGTCCAGTAAGGATGCCATCTTATGGGGGATATACGCTCCCAAGCTGATCGGAACCATCTCGGCCCACATTGATTCGCCCAACCGGATCGCCAATCTCGGAATCATGATCGGGGATAAGACCTACTGGCGCAAAGGCTACGGCCGGGAAGCGTGGCAGGGGGTCTGTGAGTATCTTTTTACCGAGCGCGATATCCGTAAGATCGAAGCGGGGTGCCACTACGAAAACAGGGCCATGCGTACTCTGGCGCTCAAGACCGGCATGGAACTTGAAGCCGTGATCCATGATCACTTTATCGTGAGTGGCGCTCCGCAGCATCTTCTGCTTTATGGAAAAATACGTCCCCGTAGCGAAAGGGTATCGGCCGATGAGCGTCATACGGGACTTTTGGGATGAACAAGCTAGGATTCACGGCGTAGAATCACACGCGACCGCCCCCGACCATCACTACAGAGAACTGGAAATAGCGGCGATCCTCAGAAATCTGAGTGACGAAGGTGCTGTTCTGGATGTTGGTTGCGGCAACGGCTACTCAACCTTCAAGTTTGCCAAGGCGTGCCCCAATGCGGTCTTTATCGGATTGGATTTCTCGCCCGAGATGATCAAGGCCGCGCAAAAGCAGCGCAAGCTTTATGATATCGGCACCGCCAACGTAAATTTTATTACTGGTGATGTGCGCAATTATTGTGTCGAGAATTTCTACGACACCATTATCACCGAACGCTGCCTGATCAATATTCTGTCATGGCAGGAGCAGCAGACGGCA